GGTTATTGGGTAGATGTTGCAGGTATTAAATGTTTTATGCCAGGATCATTAGGAGGTTTAAATAAATTACATGACTTCAATGCTATTGTAGGAAAGGATTTAATTGTTATGCCAATTACATTCTCTAGAGAAAAAGACACTGTTGTAGTTTCTCATAGAGAATATTTAAGAACAATGATTCCTACTACTATTGAAAATCTTAAGGAAAATATTAAAGAAGAAAAAGTTGGTTTTGTTACAGGTACTACTAAGTTTGGGGTATTTGCTGAATTTGACGAATGTTTAACTGGGTTAATTCCTAAGGCTGAATTAAGTGAAGAATATCAAAATGCTTTAAATGATAAAAGTATTAAACCTGGCGATGAAATTAAATTTTGGACTAAAGAAATTATTACTGATAGGAAAATCATATTAAGTCAGTTAGGTCCTAAAATTGATTTATGGGATGGTGCAGATGAGAAATATAAACCTATGATGGTTACTGAAGGAAAAGTAACTAAATTAACTTCTTATGGTGCCTTTGTAGAATTAGAAAAAGGTATAAGTGGTTTAGTTCATAAATCAAAACTAAAGAACCGAGAAATTGCAAAAGGGGATATTATTAATGTTAAGATTGGTAGTGTGAATGTTAATGATAGAAAAATTACAATGAACATTGTATAACTGCATTCCTGATTGTAAATATATAAACAAATCAGGAACTACATGTACTCTAACGAACAATTAAATGCAATATACTCTTCCAGGATTGGATTAGAATTTGAATTCTTTTCAAATGAAGGATTAGAAGAGGTTAAACATAACCTATCTAATGTTTTAAATAAACAGATCCGAATAGAAGAAAAGGCTCATAGTGAATTTACTCCTACTGATGAAATTTTTAAATTAGAGCCTGATAATTCTGGTGGAACTGGAATGATTGAGTTGGTTACAGGTCCTATGCCGTTTGTAGAATCAAAACTTATTATTGCAAAAACATTAAAGTGGATTAGAGAAAATGGATCTACTAATGAAAGATGTTCTATTCATATTAATGTAGCTTTTGATGGAAGTAAACTAGGTACTCCTGTTAATATTTCAAAATTAGATATTGGTAAATTTGTTTTAAACTTTAATGAAGAAAAAGTTTATGAAGCTTTTCCTAATAGAAAAGATTCAGTTTATGCAAAATCTATAAAATTTATCGTTCCTCTTAGTGGTATGACTCAACCGTCTCCTGAAAAAAGGTTATGGAAAAATTATATGTTTGTTACAGAAAAGTATTATGGGGTAAACTTTTCAAAGCTTCCTAAAAATTATATTGAATTTAGATATCTTGGTGGTAAAGATTATGAAAAGAAGTACAATACTATTATGAATCTTACTGAGCATTTTGTTATATCTTTATATGAATCATTAATGAATCCAACTTATACAGAAAAAGATTTGCAGAAATTAGATTCTCTTCTTGAAAAGCATAGAGGAGTTATTCAATCATATAGAGATTATTCTTCATTTAAGAAAAAGTTTCCAGATATAAGATTAATGGTAGACTTAAATACAAGTGATCAAATTGTAGAAACATTCTATCCTAAGATGAGAGAAAAAATATTTGAACTTTTAACAAAAGCAGATATGAAAAGAGGTTTAATTAACTATGATGCGGATACAGGTAGAATGCAGATTAAAGATACTGAATTATTAAGATGTTATGAATTAGCTGGTATTGATATAGTAGATAGTAAGATACAAGGTAACCTTATTAAATGTGATATCTTTAACTGTGAATTACTAAATACTTCAGTAACTGAATGTAATCTTTTTGGAGCTACAGATGCTAGTGATTGTAAAATTGAAGATTCATATGTTAGTAAAAATGTAATGTGCAAAGATTCATATGTTTTTGGAATGAGAGGTGTTTTTAGTGGAGAAATGGACGGAGGTATATTTAGAAAAGGTAGAGCTACTAAATTAGCTAGATTTGAAAATACTGAAGTAATTGAAATAGAAAAAATATAAAATAGTATGGCTAACAAAAATACTTATTGTAATGATCCGGAAGAAGCAGCATGTTTAGATGCATTAATAAAAGAAATTAATGATGATCTAACTATTGCTTGCCAAATACCGTTTACAGTTCCTAAAAAGGAATTGGCTCATATTATACAAAGAGCAAAAGGTTATTTTTATAAAATATATGAAGACAGTGTAGAACAGATGTATATTGCTTTACCTGCTGGAGCATTACATACAAAGGAGTTTAAACAAGGAGTCCCATTTGGATCTGGTAAAGATAAAGAAACTATTACTAATAAAGCAAACATTAATAATCCTAGAGGAATTGTACCAATGCCATCTAGAGTTTATTCAGTTAATGATGTATTTGAAATAGGCGGTTTTAGTGGTGAAGATGGTGGCTTTGGTGATTATAGTTTTAATGCAGGAGATGTAGATTTTTCCATTGACAAATTTATTTATAGTGATGTGTATGGTGCAGGTATAGGTAGTGAAAATTTAATGTACTATGTAGTTAATTCTTTATTCTTAGATAATACAAGACAAGTACTCTTACCACAGATATCTTATACATATAATAGATTAACTAAAAAGTTTAGATTCCAAGGGCAATTACCAAAAAGAGCGGTTATCTTTGAAATATTTTCAACGATTCCTGATTGTGCGTTATTTCAAGATGAAGCATTTGTTAGATATTGTATTGGACAGGCTAAAATACAGTTAGCAAGAATCTTAGGTACATTCTCGTTTAACCTGCCTGGTAACATTACTATTAATTATGATTTAATTTCAACAGAAGGAAGAGATGAAGTAGATAGAGTAGTTGAAGAAATTAAAGGTGATGAAGGGGTTGACTACTTTTTTACTGGATAATTTTATAATCTGAAAGCTATTAAATTTAAAGAGAATATATAATAAAATAATTGTTCTCCCATGATTAAAGATATTTATAGTAGAGATATAACGGCTCCTAAGTATAATGAGAATACTTTAGAAGTCAGTGATGAACTATCTCAACTAATTCTTAAGATTGAAAATTGTCTTTTTACAAGACGAGGCGATGTATTAGGGGCACCAGGTATGGGTGCTAATTTAGAAGATTTAATATTTTCTTTAGTCTTAAGTGAAACAGTTATAGCAAACAATATCACTAGCCAAATATCGGCTTATTGTTTACCTGAACAAGGTGGATTTAATGTTGAAACAGTAGTATCATTTTATTCCACTGCTGAAGTTGACGGTTGTTTAGTTGATATTTTTGTTAATGAAATAAGAGTCATAGGAGCTCTTTTTTAAAATAAAAAATTGAATGTCATTCTTTAGTAAAACACGATTAAGAGCCACTGAGTTATTTCAAGATTCATTTGAATACCTGCAACGTACTTACGACCAAGCAAGAGAAACTTTTACACCTGCTTCACCGTTTGGGCAAGTATTAACTGTTGTAGCAAATCTAGGTGAAATGATTTTCTTTTATATTGAAGCCGTTGCAACAGAACTTAATATATCAAGAGCAAGAAATATAGAATCCATATATGGTTTATCCAGACTTACTGGACATGATCCTACAAGAGGAATATCTGCAAGAGGTATTATTGGATTAAGATTAAATACAAGTGCATCTAGCCTTGTGAATGGTGACTATGTACAAATTATGAATGGTTCGAGTTTTGAAATAGGTAATAATGGATTAACTTATTTCTTAAGATTTAATAGTGATTTTATAAGATTAGAAAAAACAAACTCGGCATTTATAAATGTTGAGGTTATACAAGGAGAAAAGGAAGATCAATCATTTACTGGTACTGGCTTAGCTTTACAAAGTTATAACCTAACTACAAAGGAGCCTACCGATCAATATTTAGTTGAAGTTTTTGTAGATGGTAAAAGATGGAAGTTAGAAGAATCTATTTATGATATGAATAATGGCGAGGAATGCGCTATGGTTAAAACTAGTGTTAATGGAGGATTAAGTGTATTCTTTGGAAATAATCAATTTGGACAACCTCCAGCATTAGGATCAAGAATACGAGTAACTTATGTTAAGACAAGAGGAAGTGCTGGAAACATTGGAGGAAAACAATTGGATATTAAATTTTCTGAACCAGGTACAGATTCATCTGGTGAGCAAGTAGATTTAAATGAAGTTCTTGCATTAAACATTACAAGAAATCCTATGTTTGGTTCTAATTCTGAAGATCCTGCATTTACTAGGTTAATTGCACCGTATGCAAGTAATTCATTTGTATTAGCTAATCCTAATAATTATATTTACTATTTAAGCAAGTATGATTTTTGGTCTTTTATAGATGCTTACAATACAAAGAATGATCAATACTTAGATGATGATAATATTATTTACTTATTTTTAATTCCTGATGTAAAGAAAAAATTAACTAGCGATTTAGATTACTTTAATGTACCAGAAGTAGAATTTACTATGACTGATGCTGAAAAGGAAATGACTTATGAAATTTTAAATAAAAGTGGAAGACAGGTTGTTACTGCTGAGGTTAGAATCAAGGATCCTATTATTAGAAAGTATGCTCTGAATGTTGTAATAAGATATTTTGAAAATTTTGATAAAGATGCCATAAGAGTAGAAATTAGAAAGAACCTAGATGATTATTTCTTAAATGTTAATAGAAGAGATAGAATTCCAAGATCGGATATTATTTCTATTATTGAAAATGTAGAAGGTGTAGATTCTGTAAATGTATTCTTTATTTCAGAACAGAATGAAGAAGCAATTAGAAATGGTTTTTATTTTGTAAAAGTGTATGGCACAGATCCTGTAACTGACCAAAGAGTTTTAATTGAAAACAAAAAGATTGTACTAAAAGAAGGTGAAGATCCTCAATTAGGATTAGATAGTTTTGGTGATGTTCTTATTGGGAATGATGAATTAGCTATTATAAGAGGAGGGTGGAAAGACAGAAATGGTACCTTCTATGAGCCTATACCTGAAGCTAATAAAATTAGTTCTTTAAATGTATTCTATAAAGAAGCTATTCCAAATAATCTTTATAATAAAATACAGCAAGAAAAATATAATAAAGCTCAACGTAATAGGGGAACTACTATTGCTACTGGAAATAATGCAAGAGGTTTAAATACAGGTAGGTTACAAGATTCACCAACGTTAAAAGCACTTAAAGGAAATTAATATGGCTACAGTAAAAAATGATAGAACAGGATTCCCTAGCTTATATAGAGCTACTTATGAAGAAGGTTGGAATTTAAAAAATACAGGATATGATTATTCCAAAACTTTATTAAACATAAGTATGTCAAAATATATGTTTAAGAATCCACATCTTAAAAAATTCTTAGAAGATTATCTTAATCCTATTATGGTATTTTGGGTTAATAAAGTTAAGTACCTAAGAATCTATTATAACTTTGCTGTACCTAAGTGGTACCAAAAAATAAATTAAGACGTAGTGGCGAACTGGGAACACTTATACTTCTTTGATAAAAATGGGAAGAATTACAATATGGAATATGACAAGTCTGCTGATAAGTGGACGGGTGATATTTTTATTTCTCAAGTTTCTATTGATTTATTTGAAGTAGGTCAATTATTTATTTTACAAAAAATGATTAACTCCACTACAAGTGCTTTTGAGTGGGGATATCCACATGGCTATACTGATGCACCTACTGGTGAACCTACTGGGCAAGCTGCTTGTGATTGGGTTGTAGATTGGAAGACAGATGATCCATCTCAAATTTTTCTATTTAAATTTGATATGGATTTTATCACTGGTACACAATCTGCTTTGGTACAAGAACCTGATGGTCCTAATTTAATAAAGTTAGCTAAAGTAAATGTACCTTTAGATTTTGATATAAATCAAAAGGTAGATGGAGAAGGGTATATTATTACTGATGAAATAAGATCTATTGCAATGCAAGTTAATATTGCATTCTCGTCTCCAATAGAAAATACCTATAAAAGAACTTTAACTATAACAGATGAATGTACTAATACTATAATTGCAGAATTTACTGTTTATGCAGAAAGTATTGAAGAAGATGAAAGATTAAGAGTTATGACCCAGAATCTAGGTTATAATGTTATTGCTTCAGATAGTACTGTTTTTAAAGATACTAATATAAAAGAAGTTTTACCTGATTATGTAGAAATAAATCTTAAGCGTAAAGAGATAATGTTAGAAGGGTCTAACATATATCCTTTTATTGGTGCATATAAAGGTTTAATAAATGCAATCAAATTTTTTGGATATGATACTCTAAAAGTTAAAGAATTCTGGAAAAATGTAAATGCAAATTCACCAACATTTGGAAAGTATATTCAAAGTAGTGCTATAGATTTATTTTCTCCTACTGCTCAATTTGATGATAGGAAGATAACTTTACCTAATAAGAACTTTAGGAAAACTAGTATGTTTGAACTTATCTATAGAATTAATAAAATTGTACCTAATAAGTTTACAGATGAAGACTTGCCTATTACTAAGGAGGTACAAGAATTTACTATAGAAGAAACGCTTATTAAATTATTTGGTTTAAAAAGAAAATTAGAGAATGAATATTTACCACTTAATGCTCATATAAAAGGAATAACAGCAGAGGCTGATTTTTTTGGTTTATTAGAAGTTACAAATACAATTAGTAGAAATGATACCAATACTATACAAGCAGGAGTAAAGGCATCTTTTAAAACACTACCTAATGAATGTTTATATTTAGAAGATTTAAGAGATTTTCAATCTTTTTGTTTAAAAGAAGCTGCAATAGTTGGTAAAGCAATAATAAATTATTGTAATGCTTACATTGCACCATTAGGCGCAGGTGGTGCTGCTGTTGGTGCAAATATGGTAGCTTCATATACACCAGGCCAAGCTTTACCTGCTCCACCGATAGGACCTGATGTTAATAGTGTATTAGGAACATTACAAGATGGAGGAAATGTATCTATTCAATCAGTGGCTGGAGTATATGCTGCTTACTTTTCTAGATATGCTCCTGATTTGGATAGAACATTAGCTGATTATGTTCCAGGAGAATCATCATTAAGTTTACCAGATCAACCCGGCACTCCTAGTGGTGCTTTAGTTACTTTAGAAAATGATACTTTTTCTAATATAACTTGGGACACTATAAATAGTACATGGGATCAATTAACTAATGCTAATGATTTCTTTACATTTGACTTTAATGTACAAGGAGCCCTAGTTGGGGATGTATATAGTATTAGTGATCCTGCAACATCAACCTCAGTTAGTCATACTGTTGTTTTTGGAGATACTATTCAAATAATTACTACTTCTTTATTTAATCAAATAGTAGCACTTAAGAATCTTCAAACGGAACCTTGGTTATGGTTTGATTGGTCTCAGGTTACAAATGATATTGGCCCATGTATCAGAGCTTATGGAAATGATGTTAATAGATTTGTAGCTGAAGTTCAATTAGCAACGGCAGGAACAGGTGGTCAATTTACTGATATTCAATTACCAGGAGAAACTTTATTTACATGGGATGGTTTAAAATATGCTAACATGGCTGAAATTGAGTGGACTATCTTTAAAGACGAAACTGATATTTCTCCTGCTTATTATTTTAATATAAGAGGAGCTATTGGAATTTACAATAGTTTACCAGTCACATTACCTTATGTAGGTGAGTATACAGTTGAAATGAGATTATATGATATGTATAATAATGTTTCTAATTTGGTTAAAGAATCTACAATATGTGTTGATTCTAGAGAAGTTGAATATTCTGGCTGGTACCAAGCAAGGAAGTTAAATTATACATGGAGTAGTGAAGGTAAATATACATGGAAAAATTATGGTGCATTATGGAACTTACCACAATCTCCTACAATAACATGGGATGATGAAACTCCTAGCTTATATGAATCTCTTGATCGTGTTAATGCTATTCTAAATAATTTTGGAATTGGTACAAATGCTGATTTTCAAATTCTTAATTTTCAAGATAATGGAAAGGCTAGTTTTACAGGACCATACCAATGGAAGAATTTAAATACAACAAGCAGTACTTGGAATAATGCATATCACTTATGGTGGGATATGACTCAATGTACTGGAGATACTCCTGCATTTTTTCAATTTAGTGAAATTAAACCTAATTCATATTTAAAGATCGTAGATAAAAATGGACAAACAGGACAACATTATTTTGATTTTGCTACTAATACTTTAAGTGAGGCTGTTAATCAACTTAACTTAAGTTCAGATCCTATCATAAATAAGTATGTTTATAATCTTGTTTTAGATTCATCATATAATCAGGTTTTTGTACAGGCAGTCTCTAGATATTATGGAGTATTTGGAGATTTTACTTCTGTTGATATAGTTGATGTAAATGGAGTTAGAATCTGTGCAGCATCAACAGGAACAGGAACTGATTATGTTGGAGGGCCTTTACAAACTTCAACACTATATCCACCCTTTGACAGATCATTAGCAATTAATGGATCTACTTTGGTAGCATTACCATCATTAGGTGGAACTAATCCAGTTACAGATGAATTTGTTAAAAAAGTTGCAAGAGTATATGAAATGATCTTAGAACCAGATGCAACAGGAATTACATATAATAAACAGGCGGCGATTCTACAATCTTTACAAACTAAAAAGACTATTCAAAGAATAGGATATAATGGAATGGGAGATTATACTCCTTCTTTAGAAACCTATCCTGGTTGGGATAACACAAATGATAATAATGCTAATGTTGACTTTATTTGGGAATTGAGTTCAGGTTCTCCTAATGATCAGATAACAGAAGTATTAGAACATACTTTACATACCCTAACTACATTTGGTTTACCAGGTGCATATCCTACTGTTTTTAATCAGACTTCATCTTTTGGTCCTACATTTTTAGCTATGTCTGAAGCAATTAATAATGGAACATTTGATACTTCAGCTTATACACAACAGCCTGGCCAGACTTTAGATGAATTTAATGCTTTATTGATGAGAGAATATTTATACTTATTAATTTATGCAGAATGGAATTTTATTACTACTTATGTAAGCGGAGGTTCTTTAGCACCTGAATGGACGGCTACTACCCCAGCTCTAGTAGCTTCACAAAACCCTTTAGGTCATGCACTATATACTGATTATATAAGTAAAGTATTAGCTAAACCTTCTACTGTTATTTTGGATTCAATGTTTGCTGTTGGAGGATTATCTGGATATGTTCCTTTTGAAAATACTCCAATAAGTGGAAATGTAGATTGTTTAAGTAGAATTTATAAAGAAGGGCAAAGCAGATCCGGTAATGCAACATGGAATACTGCTAAATTTATTAATGATGGTAAAGTATTACCTCCTATGACATGGGCAATGTTTGTTTATGATAAATGTAGAATAGTTGGTAAGGAACAACCGAGATGGACTATATCTAATACTACTGACTCATCGGTAGCGGATATATATTTCAATAGTAAGTATTTAACCTATCTTTTTAAGAACCCAGGAAGATATGTGATCACGTTAGAACTTACTGATAACAATGGGAATAAATATAAAAAGGATAGAAATATCTTAAATATAAAATAACAAAGAAAATGGCAATTAGCGTAACAGAAATTCTAGGAACGGATTCATTATCAGGATCAAGGTTAGTTATTAATGATAACTTCAATGTTCTTGCTAGTGAGATTAATTCTATGGAGGTGTATTTTGCACCATCAGCCGGTACAATTACTAATTTAAATAATGTATCTACCGAAGCATTAAGGGTAGGTTTAAGTACCGTACTATTAGATATTAATGCAAGTACATTTGATATTCTTACTAATGTTAAGATGACTGGTAATTTAAATTTGACAGGTGGAGGTTTATTCAGAAATGATACTAATCCTACTACCCAAAATGATACATTAGCAGGACCAGGTATGACATTAGATATTGGAGCGACTGGAGCAATTCCACCGTATTCAATTTATAGAGTAGGTAATTCAGATACTACCAATAATCTACAAATAGATATATTTAATGGAAGTATTGGTCAGGAATTATTCCTTATCTATGCAGAATCAAATACAGGTACTGTAAGATTTAATGGTGTATCAAATAACTTGGTATTAACTGGTGCAGGATCTAATTTAGATTTAACTGCATTAGGACAGAGTGTACACTTATTATGTATTGACAATGGATCAGGCGTAGGAGTTTGGTATGTTGTTGGTGGAACAGGATATACAGTATCATAACAATAAAGAATTAACACATGGCAACGACGCCCTTAATTAGAACACCCCAAGCAGACGGTGGAACATTTTACACGTTCTCGTCATCAGCTAAAGACTTATCTAGGACCATCAATAATGATGATCTAAAGTTGGTCTTTTCTAAGTTTGTGCTTCTTAATCTACCAGATTTTGATAGATTAGATCCAAACACATTTAGTAATTATCAAAACTATATGCAGTTTGATACAATTGATGGTGCTATTTGGTCAGGTGGTTTAAAAGGTGATCCTAATGTTAATTTTACAGAGAGTCTTCAAAATTATGCGCTAAATTTAGAAGAATTAATTATAAGTGATGCCAGTTATGATAACACTACAAATCTAACTGTAACTGAGAGAGTATTCTTTAAATGGTTAAAGGAAACTGGTGCAATGAGATTCAGAGAAGCTACTTCAGCAGAAAAAATCTCAAGCCTTACTGATAAAAGATTTTGTGAAGAAGATGAAATAACAAGTGGTCCTCGACAATACAGAAGAGTAGTAAAGTATATAGGTGAAATTGACATTGTAAATAATGTAGATAAGGCCGGTGAATCATATACAGAATTATATATTAATGTACCAACGGAAGTGGGTAGAACGCCTACTATCCTCTTTGATTCAATTTCAGATGCCAACTATAGCCCTTCACTAAAGATTCAAGGAACTAGTGAATATATTATGGGAAGAAATTCTGCAACCGTTCACCCACAAGGATTAGATATTTTAGCTTGGTATGATTATGATCAACAATTACAAGGTATAGGTCCTGCTGGTTATACAGATCCAGATGCTGATTGGATGGGGTTAGGACCAGGTACAACTGTATCCGTTGCCGATGCTTATTTTACAGAACCTACAACCTTTGAAAGTGTTCTTAATGCTAACATACAAAAATATCCAGCAGATTATAATAACCCACCAGGATTTTCAGGATCTGCATATGTAAGAAGTGAATTAGATGGAATTAGTATTGATTTTAATCCTAATGATTATCAACAAATTGCAACAGACCAAAATATATCAACTATTCCACAATTTAATGGAACTGATTTAGCTGAGTCTTTTGAATTTAATGCTGTGTTAGTTTATTATGATATGGTAGACTTAAGCGATTCTTCTAAGACTAAAACTAATTTATATGGAATTTTATTATTAGATAATATTACTCCAACTACAGATGGTGGATATATTCAAAGATATCCTAAATATAAACCTAATCCTACTACTGGCCAAAATGGTAATAGTTATGGATTTAAAATTAATTTAAGGTTTGATGCTTCTCCTGGAACTGCAGGTATTGATACAATTGTAAATGATTATAATACCTTTTCAATGGGATTATTTTCAGATGCATCTGCACAATTACAAGCATCATCACAAATATTCCAAAGACAGCAATTAGAGATTGCTGATATGGAAAAAAGATTAACGGCTGTACAAAATACATTAAACTCTGTATCTACTTCAGCATTTTTACAAGCACAAATTGATAATATGCAAACTCAGATTGATAATGCTTCGTTAGCTTTTGCGAGCAGTACTACATTATTAGATTTGATTGCAAAGAATGCAGATGAAATACAAGCATTGGCTAATGGAGATGTTTCAAAGACATTACAATATAATACTGATGTAGTTAGACAAGGTACTGGTATAACTATAAATACTAATACACCTAATCAAATACAAGTTTCAAATAATGTACAGGCATACAATTTAATGGTTCCTGTTGATAGCGGAGATGTTCAAATAACAAAAGCAGCTCCTCTTAATTTAAATGTAGTAGCCCCTCAAGTATTTGCAGATTTATTAACATACACTAATATGTTAAGATTAGATACAATTAATACTGCTGGTGGTGATATAAACATTTATATAGATGATACAGATATACAATGGAGAACTGGTCAGACTGCAAGAATAACATTTAATAATGTTCCTTTAGTAGGATCAAGAAATATTAACATATATACTGATGCACCTAGTAGACTGAACAATGGAACATTTGGTAAATTAGCAGCAACTATACCTAATGCAGATATTAGTACATTACCGATTATTGATTTAATCTGTACTGAACAAGGTGTGTTAAACTTTGTATTTGATATAGTTAAATAAATAATAAAAGTAAACTAGAGAATGGCTGAGAATAATTCAATACAAACAATGTTACCGGAGTTGTTAAGACTTTTTAACAATTCATTGGAGAGCTTTGAGAAAGTTAACCAAGCGATTACATCAAGCCGAGAGTCCGTTACTGTAAATATACAGAATCAAAATGGAACAAATTCTCGTGTAACTATTCCTAGTTTTGGTTTTCTTAAAAATTCAGTTGACAGGTTACAGAGTAATATCAATACTATTACTAATTTTAATGGTTCTGATAGTTCTATAAGATTACCTGATGGTACATTTAGAAAATTGGTTTTAGCTAAGCTTCCTACTGAGGCCGCTGATTTAACTGCTATGACATCTGTTAATGAATTTAATGTAAAGCCTAATTGGTTTTTTGAAGAACTAATTAATCCATTATTATTTGTTTCATTTGATATAACAGGCCAAGCACCTATTGATACTGAAAGATGTATTGTTAAAAGATTTATATTAGATACTAATACACAAAGTAAAACCAATTTCTTTGACTCTAGTTATAACGGGGCAGCTGATATTAATTATGATACTTTCTTACAGCAGATTGTAGAGAAAAATATATCTTATGTATTAGATGAAGCTGTAGTTGATTTACCACCAAGAGAATTGAGATATTCTGGAATGTTTAGTGTTACTAGAATTTCTGAAGAAAGCGTAACTGAAACTGTAAATGGTGTAAATCAAACAACTACACAAAAGGTGTACAAATTAAATAAAATATTTTATACAGATTCTGAAGCGGATTTTGATGATACTGTTCAACTTAAAGTTGGTGATAGCTTAGAAGTAGTCTCATCTCCGATTGATACTAGATATACTGTATCTAGGATTGATAGTAGCACAAATTCTATTATTGTAAAATTACAAGAAGGTTCTAAAACTATAAGTATTGGTGCTGATGTTTTAAAAATAGGATCTTCTTTAAATGATGAATTAAATGTAGATGTTACTGTAGGTTTTGGAGAAAGGTGTGTAACTTTTATTAAGCCTATTGATCCAAATTCTAAAATACCAGCAGTTAACTGGTCTCCAGGTAGTGGTTTTTATACTAATGATTTAAATACTATTGATGCAGCTGGTAATCAACAAACATTGGCTGATTATTATCAACAGAGTGCTATTGATTTTGGAAGATATTTACTTTCATTTGCTCAAGATAAAATACCAACAAGCAGAGAAGGTTTAATTCCTAATGCACCAACGCTTTCTGCTGATAACTTTTCTGTTTCTTTAATTAATGGGCAAGTTAGTAATTCTGATGCTATTGTACAACTTAAAGATTTAAATAACCAGAAGAATACTAACCAGGCGCAATTAACTGAATTAGATACTGCTATATCTCAAAGTAGAACTAAAATACAAACTACTAATTACAGCACAGAGGTTGAAAGAGATGCAGATAAGAATGCGTTACAAGGACTTATAACTGAGAGAGCATCAACTTCTAAGTTGTATGCATCTGTAGTAACAGAAATAGATGCATCGGCTCAAGATAATTCAATTAATAGTATAACACCTAAATATAGAGTAAGAGGATTCTGGGCTATGCCGCAAGAAAAGTCTGCTCCATCTACAGGTGTACAGGATATTGTTAAATTTAAATATCGTTATAGATATCTTTCTGCTGATGGTGCAGCTAACCCCGTAGATCAATTTACTTTTGTAGATGGTAATGGAACAAGCCAAGGTGCTTTTTCAAACTATGCTCAAGTAGATAGTGTATTAAGACCTAGGGTTAGAAATCCACTTACAGGCTTATATGAATGGGCTCCTATTGATGATGATAATGCCGATTCTATAAATATTAATCAATTAGATATTCCTATTAGAAAGGGGGAGCAAGTTGAAATACAAGTAAAGTCTATATCAGAAGCAGGCTGGCCATCTAATCCATTAGAGAGTGAGTGGAGTGATGCTATAAGAGTTGAATTTCCAGCAGATCTTAGTTCTGATAATGCAGTTGAATCAATATTAGCACAGAACCAAGAAGACTTGGCTAAAGTAACTTTACAAGAAGAATTAGAAGGTATTGGATTATATACTCATTTAAGTAGTTCTTTTACTGCTAATGAAACTTATTTTGCTCATTCAACACCAGTAATTGCATCTGGGTTTTTATCCGAAAACCAAACACCAATTGATTTATTTACTAAATTAACCGAAATGCAAAATCAGCTAGATTTATTTGCTGAGATATTAAGTAATGCACAAGGTGAAATGGTAACTACATTAATTGATGACCAAGGTAATACCACGAGGTTGGCTAGAAATTCTACAACAAAGATATTTGCTGGATTCTATTCTCAAGAAGTTGATGGTTTGGATGATCCAAGAGGAGCAGTAATTACTAAAACTTATTTTATAAACATAGGAAATAAATCTCAAACTACATTACAATTAGTTGCAAGAATTACTGGTAATAGAAAAAGAATGGTTAGGCAATCAGAAAATCCTGCTGATGTTGCTGTTCCAGGTACTCCTAATTTAAATAATGGTACTACTATTCTTCCAGCTACTTATTCATGGTTAGATAACAGTGCTGCTAACCAAAGTAATAGTAGAGCAACATTTAGAGGGGACGATGTTGATTATAATACTATAAGAAAATATGACTTAACACCTTTACTTTTAACTAACCCTACAGTTACAAGTACTACTAGATATGGACAGACTGTTTCTTTAGCACCATATCAATCAACACAAAATAAAAATCAATTTATTTATAGTAGATTTTCTGATGTTAGCTCTGATAATAATTTTTATAGTTATGTTAATCCAGCTGGAGATTATACATTTAATTTAGATACCTTAGAAAATTTTTATACAAGAACTACCGATTCTGGTGTTGCAACTCCAACTACTCAATTTATTTGGAGTGGTGGATTTACAGCAGGTGGCGCACCTACTACAGCAGCAGGCTTCTTTGGTGGTAGTGATGATTTGATTGAAGTTTCTATTGCACACCCATATTTAAAAAATTATGCTGCTTATAAATCTGTATATGAATCTTTAACTGGAGATACTACAACATTACCAGCCCCAGGCACTGGTGCGGTTGATTGTACAACGGCTATTGGTGCAGGTACAGGAAATGGTACAGCTGCTGTCTTATTTAGGAATTCTAAATTTTCACCTTTAAAGGTTGATGATACTTATGGTGAAAGCCAAGGAATATATTTAAATGAAAACATTACTGATTTATTTGCATTAACACCCGCAGGAGGTGGAACATTAAATCCTACTTTTGATAGTGGTCAAACATTACAAGCTAGTCCATCTTTAAGTGGAGCTAACTTAGCTGTTCTTTGGGATACTACACAAGCAGGTTATGTTAATTATAGCCGAAATGCTAAAACGTCTTTTGATAGTTTTGACCAATATCTATTAGGTGAACAGTCTTGTGGTTCATATTTATTTGTTTCTGCTGATGATCATGAAAATATTCAAGTAGAAGGTGATTCAACGCAATCATATGAATTTGTTCAATTTGGTCAACAAAATTCATTAAACATTCCATTAGTATTTCAATATAGAATGACTGATTATTTTGGTTTAACTACAGGTAGTGGTTTAGGTAATGTTGCTGGTGATGATTCAGGATCAACGGTTAATCTAACTTATTCCAAAAAAATAGGATTTGATATTTATCCTAATAATTCTGATGTCGTACAATTTGATATTGAAGTATTTGCTAAATATCGTTCTGATAGGTTAAGTATTGATAATTTCCCTAAAGCAACAGTAACTAAAGGATTAAATGATTTGGAAAAAGTAGTGGCTGGATTAAGACCTTCATTGAATCAAGTAGCGGTAGATAGATTTACTCAACTTACCAATGTTGACGGTGGACAAGGACCACTAACTCTGTAAGTCCAATTTATTTTAACTTTATCTTTAGTGAATAAATAAAAAAAGTGAAAGATAAATGGCTGAAAACCTATTTGACAAAGCATCATATAGTTTAATTCGAACTAATCCTAAATTAACAGGTAATGTAAAGGTTGTATCTGATGGTACAGATATTTACTTAGAATCGTTTAGTGCCAATACTCGTTTATCTTCTCAGAGATATAAAGCATTTAAAGTTGATGGTACAAATACTTATGATGAGGATGTTTTTAGATTTTTTAATTCAGGTAAATTTCCTAAGGAAGCAGCATATGAAGTATTCCAAGAATTTGAAAATACTTCAGTTTTAAGTTCTTATGGAAATCAATATGAAATGTTTTATAGTGCAGGTACTAGATCTGTAGCATCTGAAAGCTATAGCCAAAGCTTAGGTACATTGGCACCGCTATGGTTAAATGAACAAATACCTAATTATTTTGTAATTTTTAGATTAGATAATCCTGCAGCGGTTAATAATGTTAATGCAGCGACAGAAAATGCTGGTGCAACTAATGCACAAACTTCAGTAAATTTTTCTAAACAAGTTTTAGAAAATTGTACGGCAATTAAAACTTTTGATTTATCTGAAGGTACCAAACTAGGATCTTATATTAGGAATTATAGAAATCAAGAAGAATTTCCCGAAGTACCTCTAAATATTAGTTGGAGAAAAGATGAACCTATTTTATGGAATGGTATATCTTATAATAGTGGAGGTTTTACAAGTAGCGGTAGTTATTCTTATAATGACTTAGTAGGTAAAGATGCTACAATAATGGAAAATGAATATTTCTTTACACAAGGGTTTCAAAATAATGGTATTCTCTTAGCTAATCTTTTAAATTTAGAATTTTTATTTGATGATCCAAAAGCACCAGATTATTCTCTTAATCGTTACTTTGGTATGTATGTAAATGAAGTTGAAGAAGGTTCATTTGATTTATCAGGTATAGGATTTTTTAAAAATACAGAAAAAACACAATTACCAAAAATAAAAACTATTACCGAAGTATCACAGTTTTTAAATACCCCATTTGAAATAACTAATGAAGAAGGTATTTTACTTTTCTTAGATCCTGCTAAAACTACAACCATAACAGGTTTACCTACACCTAATAGAGTAAATGAAGTTGAATCAATTTTTTATGTTAAGGATAAAGAAGATGATTTTCATACTATTAAAAAAGGATCAAAATGGGGAACAGATCAATTAAGATTATTTGATAAAAAAATTGATATTTCTTTACTAACTGGATATAAGGAACCAGACACTTATGCCAATGCTAATATAATAAGTAGACAAGGTTTGGCACAAATGTCAATGAAAGTTATTGGAAATCCTACAGAAACTCCAGCAGCACCTGGTGCTGCATTGGCAGGAGTAGGCCCTTGGCCAATATCAGCAGGACAACAGTCTGTTAGTGCAGGTAATACTGTTCAATTATATTCCCCATCAGGAAATGTTTTAATTGGTGCAAGAGTAACTTCTCTTTCATCTTCTAATATTATACCTGTTGATACTTTTATAGAAAGTGTTTCTTATGATTATTCTGGCTTAACTGCCTCCCCAAGCTATCCTGTTATTTTAAACATCACATTAAATAATGATGTTACTTTAGATAACAACAGTAATATTCAATTTACTTCACCTACTCCAGTAGTAGAACATATACCTAATGGATCAACAATATATTTTTATGACGGTGTATATTTGACTGGTTTTATTACAGCAAATACTGCTTTGGCTCCTACACCTGGAAAATCTACTCAAAACTTTTTTAATCCTACTGGTACTGTTCAGGAAGTTGCACAAGCAATAACAACTGCAATAAATAAAGGTATTAATGAAAATGATAGATTTTTTGAAGCTTCATATAATGATGATACTGTTTATGTCATATGTAGAAATGGTGGGTCTAGGTTTAATCAATTAAGTTTTAAATTAGATGTTGCATATCCTACACAATTTGATTCTTTACAGTCACACCCTTTAGCCACACTAACCTCACCTAAACAAAACTTTATTGGTGGCAATGATACAAAGAATGCCTTATTAAAAGTTAAAAATGGAGGCCAAAAAAGATTCGTAAAAGGTAACTTTGTACAGACAACTGGAGGTTATGCTGAAATAGGAGACTGGGTTCCTTATACTGATGAGCCTATATATGATAACTTTAATAATCAAATAGGTTATGAAAATATTGATACTTATGTTATAATTACATGTAATGATAATCAAATAGAAGTAAGTCGCTCTAACCAAGTTGCACTCTATTCTGACTATAAACCATCTTTTGGTAGATTTTCATTTTTTGATGTTAGAGATTTTGATGTAGATTTTTATAGTACTCTTTACAGCGAAGAAGGTGAATTGGTTTTTGAAAAAGCTCAATATAATCAGTCAGTACCAGGTCTTAACGGGCCAGATTATATAGGAATAAGTTCTACTCCAGAAATTAGAAAATTTTATGATACTGGTGGATTTTTTAATTTAGTGGGACTATTAAAACCATCTTCTCCTGAGGATGTAGTACAAGATTATATAGCATCTGAATATATTAGATTAGAAGAAAACTTTTTAACTTCACAGGCTGCTATATCAAGAGTCATACCTTATATAAATAAATGGTCTTGGGTTAATGATGGTAAAGATGTTAGGAATCATCCTTATAGATTAGATTTAAGTGAAGCCTTTGGATTAAATAATTTTGCGCCATCTAAATGGGATAGAGGCCAAGTAGCTAGTGGATATACTCATGAATGGTATTACTTATCGGAATTTCCAACTTACTTTACACAAGATGCAATAAAGAGCTCATGGAGTTATATTGATAAAGCACCTACTGATGATATACCAGCTGATCCTATAGCTGGGACACCATTAATTCCAGGTACATTCCAAAGAGTAGATAAAAATTATTTTAATGATTATTTTATTGTTGAAAGATTTACTACAGGAGGTATTGCTGAAATAGATAGGCAATTAAGATATGGTAGATTTAATGGTGGTGATGATAAGAATTTTGCAGAAACTTTTTTGAGAGGTGTTAGAATTATAGCTAAACCTAAAGCAATAGGAACACAAAAACCTGATTTTGATAATGCATCACTATCTTATGTTACTAATGGGGAATTTAATGAATATAGGTTCTCAGCTATATTAGTACCTAATTTACCGGATAAGCCTGAAACAGAAATTAAGTTTATTAAGAATGATAAATGGAAAACTGTTGTTATGTTAATTTCTTTAAAATTTGATGATCCTTGTTTAAATGGTGGTGCTGAAATAATTGATAGAACTTCTTTATATTCAATGGAAAGTAAATATAAAGTGGATTCTAATTGTGCACCAGTAACTCCAATTCAATATTTAGATAGTACATTACAAGGGGCTATTAGATTTGATAATGCTCAAGTTGTAGGATCATTCTATCAAATTAATGGTGTACCTGATGTAAATGGAAATCCTACTAGATTCCTTGATGATTTAACCATTGGTTTAGATGGATCCTTTCCTACAATTGAATTTGAGGATGGTGGAGCCACTTATCAAATTAGTAATATACAAGAAATAGTTTCACAATCTTCATTAATAGCAGCAACAGTAACTCGTAATGGTGCAAATTGGTTATTACCTAATATTACCCCAAGTACTTTTAATTTAATAAGATCCAATTATAAAATTTTACAAGGAGGGTTTAATGCATACCAAAATAGATTAAACCAAGTTGGTTTTGCTGAAATATTTGAAGCTGTGAACATGGGTAATCCTAACATAGTATACCAAACAATAGACAAAGATGGTAATCAAGTTTTAAACAGTGATGGTAGTTTATCTCAAACTTTTTCAATTGAACTTAGAGCTCAAGAAGATATACTTAAAGCTGTATATGTAGGAGTTTTACCTGATCCTAATAAACCAACAGCATTTAATTTAACTGATGTTATTGGTTATGATCTTTCATTACAAAAAGCACCTAGGCTTACTCCTATAGGTAGGCATGCAGGATATTATCAACCTACTGCTTTATCTATATTATCATTTAGGGATCCTTATATGAATATAGATTTTAATGGTGGAGGAAGTACAGGATCTTCTACTGGTAGTTCTACCGGTAGTTCTACTGGAGGTAGTATAATTAATGATGAAGCTTATAAACTTAAGGTATTAGAATTATGTAAATATAAAAATACTCAATTCTTTAGTTCTGATTCTAATTTTGGACAATTAAAGAATTTCTTTTACCATAAAGTAAATGAACAAGATCCATCAACTATATTGGAGCTATCAGCAGAAAGTGCATTTCCAAGTTTGTATCCTTTAATTAATGAGTGGGCTATTGACTATAAAGATTTTTATGCATTTTCTTCTAACTGGGAACCTTCATATTTTATTAAAACTATTGACAAGACTTTAATTGAAGATGTAATTGGTACAAGATCAATGAAAGAAAAGAAATCATTTTTTGGATCTAAGTCTTTAAAGGTACCAGAGAAAATAATTTTAGAAACATTTACACCTGATCCTTTTGTTAAGGCTGCTATAAAACAACCGAGTTTAATTGACGGTACCTTTATGTATCAAGATACTCCTTCAGTAACATTTAATCAGAGACAAGTAAATACTGTTAATGGAAGAAGTATTCAAGCTATTAAGAAAAGACAATCAGCACCTACTGTATCATTTTATCTTTTTAATCAAAAAAGATTAATAGAATATCTCTTTCCTCCGATTAAAGAACAATTTGAAAAGTACGTAAAAGACTTATATGGTTGGGGTAATTTGGAAACTTTAGATGATGATGTGAATAGATACATTGAAGAAAATATATTAAAGCTTTATAAAATTGAAAGAATTGATTTTTATACTTTAGCATCTAGGGATGATCAACCTGATACTTACAGTACTGCACAATTAACAAATGAAGCAAAAATTACATCTGGGTTAACTATTAATGAGAATGTATCGTCAAAAACATTAAATACTAATCCATTTGATTTAAGGCTAATATATAATAAAAGAACAGGTTTCTCTGAATCGTATGGGTTCAGTGTAACTATAGTTAAAAAATAACAAAAAGAAATGCCAATTACTATACAAGAAATTATAGCATCGGATACTATTTCACAGTTAGTTGATAAAACAAATTTTAATTTTGATCAACTATTACTGAACGGTGGTGGGCCTGCTGGTCCTAAAGGTCCTGCTGGTCCGATTGGGCCTGCTGGTGGAAGAGGACCAAAAGGTAGTACTTGGTATGAAGATACTACTCCATTTGCTACTCCTCCTGTTGGTGTTAGCCCTAATGTTAGCCCACCTACTCCTAATCCTTTAGAAGGAGATTATTATTTACAGGCTAATGGTCAAGTATGGGAATATAATGGCACTACCTGGGTTGTAACTCAAGTAGATTTACAAGGTCCTACTGGCGCCGCAGGTTTATCTGGTGGATTTGGATCTTATTTTGGGCAAGGGTCTTTAAATAATTTTAATACAACATTAGCTACACCTAAAGGTATAGGTGGTACCGGTGCAACTGGAATTAACCAAGGTATACTTACAGTTTTAGTAGGTGGTGCAGCAAGCAATACTTCTACAGCTGACTCAGGACAGGCTTTAACATCTGAGTATCAATTAACTGATACGCTTGCTCTTTCTATGGCATCTGATGTTGTTTCATTAATGGTTCATCAAAAAAATACTTCAAGTAGAGCAATAGTTCTTCATGGTGGTGCTGATGCTACTAATAGTGAATTAATGGAGCAAAATAATTTAGGTAATTTAAGTGCTATTAAATTAGGAATAGATGATAGAATGGTTATTGAAATTCCTAAGCCTGCTACTAACCCTTCATCTAATACCGATGTTATAGGTTTTCAAGTAGATACTGGTGTAGGAGGTAGAGGTGTAGATATTTTCTCTGGTGGTCAAGTAACAATCTCAAGTGGAAATAATTCAGCACCATATTCTTTTGCAGGAGAAAATCAAAATATTGAAATAAACATAGGAACCGGTGCAACAGGATCTCCTGCTACCGGAAATAAGTTTAGATTGGTTGGAAATGGTACTCAAGGTTCAGGTATTTTTGAATTAGGTAATAGTGTTACATTACCTTCACTGACTTTACCGGTCGCCGGTAGTACAGTTACCGCTAATTCTGTTTTACAGGCTAGTAATATTATGCTTACTACTGATGTTACAGGTAAAATTCTTGGTATTGCTGGTGGAGGTATTAGTTTATCAAACGGAAATAATGGTACAGGAAATATTGATTTAAATGCTGCTGTTGGTGGGTTACAATTAAATTCAACTGGAAACGTATCGTTAGTACATAAAGGTGCTGCGAATCCTGGTTTGGTAACTATTCTTAATGAATATACTGGAGCTAATAATGCTACTGGACAGGTTTTCATATTGACTCATAAAGATATTTCATTAAGAAACGCAGCCCTTAACGCTCAACAAGCACCAAGTATTGTATTAAATTATACTAATGCAACTGCATCACATACAAGATTTAGAGGAATTAACACTTGGGCAAAGACAGACCCTCTCGGAACTGGTCAGGGTCCTATTTTAAGCGCAGGTGGTGGTTCAATATATCAATTTAATAATGTGGATGATGTATTAACACAAGCTTTAGGTGAATCTTTTAGAAGAGTTGGTAGTAAAGATACTATTGATTTTTTACCAGGAGGATCTCTTGAACAATGGATGTTAGGAAAAGGTACACTCTCACAGGTTACAGGAAATCAGATTTCTATTAGTGTTGGTGACGAAAGCTCAACTAATCCAGTACCAACAACATATAGCCCATCTACAGGTTCAAGTGGAAACGTTGGAGCTTATGATCCATCTTTTGATTCTAGTTTAGGTATAGAGGTTAGAACTAGTGATGGTCTACCAGGTGGAGTTAGACAATTCTTTAATGCTAATGCACAGAAAATATCAATAGCCGCACCTTTAGTTTTTAAGAGAAGTCAAGACAGAAATGCCAATGGTAATAAGACACCTATTTATGATTCTCCGGACTATCTAAATGAGGTAACACAGGGACCTCCTTATGGTGGACAAGGTAATTATTCATCTTTTGGTTTTGATTTTATGAGTAATATAAGTTATGCTTCTACTGCTCAATTAACATCCGGTATGCCGACTACTGCTGATCTTGCAAAAGCCCCATTGATATTTTTAAGATTTGGTTTCGGTGTAGGACAGAGGTCGACAAGTGTAGCTAGGCCAGCAGTTGGAGGACAAATATTTGTTGATGCTTATGATAATAGTTTTAAATTTCCACTTGGTGCATACCCAGGACAAAAAATAGTAGTAGTTATAGAAAATTATTCTACACAAGGACAGTATATGAACGCACCAGCTCTAGGAGGAGGAACTTTGACCTTTAGGAATTATGGTACAGTAAGAATTAATTTCCCACAGAACCGAAAATGGTTTCCATCTGGAGGAAATTGGAGTGATTGGTATGAAAATGGCTCGGCTGCAACAAATGGACTTTATACACCAGATGGTACAAGAGGATATAAACAAGTAACACTAGGAACTAATAGTGTTGATGCTAATGGTAGTAGAATGAGAAGAAAGGTTGTTGAATTGATATGGAACGGTAATATCACTAACTCATTTGCAAGGTATCAATCTATGGGTAATCCAAACGGAAGTAAAATCTATAACCAAAGTGGGTGGATGATCGCTAATGGTAGCAGCTTAGATAGAAATGAATTAAATGTAAACGCTTTTTAAAAATGACAAAAAAAGAAATAAAAGAACTAAATGAATATGTAAGTAGATATAGAGAAATTCAACTTTCTTTAGATCTTATGCAAAAAAGTATTGAAAGTTTAGCAAAGAAAAGAGATGGTCTGTTTGAAGAAGTAGACTCCATGAAACTTAAAGAAAAAAAGTTTATGGATAAAATAGTAAAAAAATATGGAGCATCAGAAGTTACTCCTAATAAATTGCTTCAGTATATAAAGGAATGATAGTTATAGTTAAAAATATTCTTGGTATTCTGACAGACCCAAAGAACACTAGGATGTTTTTACTGGGTGGTATCGCGGTGCTATTCTTTTTATTAATGAGACAGTGTAATGAAACCGAAAATGCAAAAGGAGAAGTTACACGAATTCAAAATAATCTGATAGCTGCTAATGATACTATTAAAAACTATGTTAATGAAAAGGGTGAATCAGTTGGAGAGATAAGAGGTTTAACATTAACTCTTGATGAACTTAAAGATAGCTTAGAGGTAGAAAGAATGAAACCTCCAATAACTATTGTAAAATATAAAACTATTATTAAAGAAAAGATAGTTGAAGTTCCTGTTACCTCAACAGATACTTTAATTAAACAAGGCAATAAAGAATTTAATTCTGTTCTTTCTTTTAATTCTGACAGTTCATGGGAAAGGAGTTCAAGAAGTTTAGGTGTTTCTGTTCCTTATGTAATTACAGATAGTTTAACTTTTGGAAATGCGTCGATAGATCTTTCTCAAAATATATGGTTAAATGCTACACTATCACAAGACCAAAAAACTAAAGAAGTTTTTATTCAATTAACTTCTGATTATCCAGGTACTACATTTAACAGTGCGCAAGGAATAATGATTGATACTAAAAGTTCTGCATTTAAAAGCTTACAGATGCAAAATAGAAAATCATTTGGTTTAGGTTTAAATTTAGGTATGGGCGTTAATGGGAGTGGTGATGTAGGCCCTTATATTGGAATTGGAGTTTCATGGAATCCAAAGCTTTTGCAATGGTAAATAAATAGAATAGAATGGAATCATCAAGGTTTATACAAATATCAAATCAGATCTTAAT